AATAGGTGGGCTTTTTTTGTCGCTAAAGTTAGTCACCCTCAAAACATGAGGGTGCGTGAACCCTGAAGGGGGTGTACTATGCCGAGGAAGAAGAAGACAGGCAGGCCATTAGATTATCCGACTGCAGCTAAATTGCAGAAAGCTATAGATTCGTTCTTTGACAACACCCCCGTACCTACCGTGAATGGCTTAGCCCTGTACCTTGGATTCTATGACCGGCACTCCATTTACGACTACAAGGAAAGGCCTGCCTTTTCCCCCGTGGTAAAAAGAGCACTGATGAGAATGGAGGATTACTACGAGAAGAAGTTGTCGGATCCTGACGCTAAACCCGCTGGTGTGATCTTCTGGCTGAAGAACCACAAGTGGAGCGACAGAACCGAAGTAGCTCACTCGGGTGAACTCAACGTCATCAGACTGCCTGCTAAGAAGCGTGTGGGTGAGAAGCCGGACTGATGGAGTGGAATCCGCATCCCGGTCCTCAGACTGAGGCTCTAAGCAGATCCGAGCGTGAGATCCTCTACGGAGGAGCTCGAGGCGGAGGTAAGACTGAAGCTGGTAGAGCCTGGCTTGCTGAGCCTGAGTACATAGGCAACCCTCGATTCAGGTCTCTGGTCATCCGTAAGAACTTCAAGGACCTATCTGACTGGATCTCCAAAGCCCGGGTCCTGTATCATGGGATGGCTCAGATCACAAGCACTCCTGCTGAGATACGCTGGAACGCGGGAGGTGTCACAGTCATGGGGCACTGGGCGGACCCATCAGCTATCAGTCAGTACCTGGGACACGAGTTCCAAAAGATGCTGATCGAGGAGATCACGGACTGTCTACCTACTGAGGTAGAGTATCTCAAGCTCCTTGGATCGGCGAGAAGCTCCGTCTCCGAACTCGTTCCTCAAGTGTTCTGCACGACCAATCCTGGCGGTCGGGGTCATGCTTGGGTGAAGAAGCGCTGGGTAGACGTAGCCCTCAACAAGACTTACATCGATCCTGAGACCATGCAGAGTAGGATCTTCATACCAGCTAAGATAGAGGACAACCCGACACTCTGTGAGGCAGATCCAGCTTATCTGGCGTACCTGGACAGTCTGCCTCCACGGCTGAGAGCAGCATGGCGGGATGGGTCCTGGGATCTTGCAGAAGGAGCCTTCTTCAGTACCTTCGGCAGGCACATGGCTGAGGCCTCATTCCAGATACCTGAGAGATCCTGCTTCCGGAGGCTCTATGGATCACTCGATATAGGCATCACGCATGCAACGGCATTCGGACTCTGGTACATAGCACCCGATGGGATTTGTCACAGACTTATGACTTATCTGCAGAAACTTGACTCATCACGGGATCACGCTCATGCCATCAAGCAGGCGATAGAGAGCTTCCCTTACACGCATGGGCATCTGCCCGAAGAGATCTTCACCAGTCCGGATGCCTGGACCAAGACCCGACTGAATGAACAGCTCTGGAGGGCACCTATCGACGAGTATGAGGAAGAATTCGCAGGCAAGACCAGATTCGTGAAAGCTAACGATGCCAGAGCCAACGGATGCCAGGTCATGTTGGAGATGTATGCCACACGGGACGGGAGACCTCAGAGCTACTACTTTGAGGAGTTCAACAGAGACTACGAGGATTACATACCTGCAGGCATGACCAATCCGAATAAACCCGAGGAATATATCAAGACCTCTGATGATGGGGATGACCTGCGAGACGAGGTACGGTACGGGATGGTAGGAGCTTACACAGTTCTGACCGGTGAGAGCAGAGCCAAGGCGAATCGAGAGCTAGCAGGCTCTTACAATACTGAGATGGCTGGTAAAGACTGGATGGACATGTGAACCAGGAAAAACTCATAGAGAACAGAGATCGTCTGATAGAAACAGAGAATCGTCTGTTCGATCACTGTAAAACTACTGCCGGGACGTACCTGAATCTCGGCTGCGGTCCGCGGATCCTTGAGGGGTTCAGGAACATAGATAGATATGACGAGAAGGCTGACGTCCAGGATGACATCATGTTACTGGCGACTATCGATAGCGACACAGTCGATGTCATGTTTTCTGCACACTCTCTTCAGCATCTACCGATCCGTTATGTGCCCAGAGCTTTAGGCAGATGGTCAGAGGTGATGAAGCGTGGAGGGGAGCTTCTCCTTAGCATGCCGGACTTAGACCTGATCTGCCAGGCTCTGTTATCTAACGGAGAAGCTACGGCGAGACAGTGGCTCAAGTACACGCTGTTCGGGTATCAGGCACCTCCGGGATCCGATGACTCCTGTCTGCAGATGGATGAGGGTCAGTTCAATTACTCAGGATATGCTATGGCTGAGATCATCAGTCTGCTCAGAGGAGTAGGGATCGTGTGTGACAATCATTACCAGTATGACGGTTATTCGACTCCTTCATTTTTCGTACATGGGATCAAGGAATGACTCCAAAGTCCACCGGGTGCAACCAGCTCGAGAACTGTAAGCTGTCGTTCATATCCTGGAAATGGGGCCTAACTTCACTGGCTGGCGCAGTACTTTTACTGGCTGGACTGGCATACGCCGGAGGCTCTAAGCTAGAGGCTCTAACAGACACGAACATTCACTGCTCAGAGGGCATCAATCGTCTGGAGCGCAGAGTGAATGCACTGGAAAACCTGGACCTCAAGATTGATACTTTACTGGCAGAATTACGTGATTTCACTGGGGGAAGCAGATGATTTATCCACATAAGTGTGACAAATGCGGTTATTCTGCAGACGTTTATGCTCCGGCATCTGAGTCAGGGGCTGTGTATGACTGCCCGGAGTGTTTCACTGTGATGCGGCGCATTTTCACTGCTCCAGGGTTGAATTGCACTGGATACTCCAGTGATCATCGGATCAATCCTCACACAGGTGCTGAGGAAGTGTGCATAGGGAATGATACTGAGGCTCTAAAGAAGCGGTGTGCTGCAGCTAAGAAAGCTCAGAGTGAGTACGACATACCTCGTGAGATCAAATCCAAACTTTGTGAGGCTCTATCATAATGCCTGATATGATGACATCGTACAAGGACATGAACAGTCCGACATCTTCAAAAGTCCAAGGCAATGCTCCTGATGCGAATAAGCAGACTTATCAGATGTGTATGGATCTGAAGCAGCGTGCTGTATCTGCCAGGAAGCAGTACGATCAGGACTGGGACAAGTACATGGAGTTCTATAAGGGCAGACAGTGGACATCCAAGAAGCGCCCATCTTATAGAGCCTCCCCGAACATGAACATCTGTCGTCCTACGATCCAGACCATCCTTCCAATTATGACTGATCGTGAACCCTCGATCGATGTGAGTCCTAAGGAGCCTTCGGATTATCAGTTCGCCAGTACCGTCAATGAGCTCCTGGATACCTGGTGGAACGGCAACAACATGAACTTTGTGCTCAGCGAGATAGTATTCGACTCTCTGATCTATCCCATAGGCATGGCCAAGATCTGCTGGGATCCCGATGCACTCAATGGTCTCGGTGAGATCAATATGAAGCGTGTGGATCCCCGAAACGTGTGGGTCCAGGATGGAGCGAAGGACTTCAATGATGAGAACGGTTATGTGATCGAAGAGACCAACATGCCGATCGGAGAGGCGAAGCTCAAGTTCCCGAAATACGCTGATCAGCTCGTAGCTACCTCAGCCAGCTCTGAGACTGATAAACATCTCGAGTCCAAGACATACTCCGGTCAGCTCACAGTCCAGTCCCCGACCGACCAGGATGTGGGTATCTCCTCCAAGAACACATCAGGATCAGGAGGTACCGTAGGACGTACGGTGAAGCTCTGGGAGTGCTGGCTGGATGATGACACCACTACCGAGTACGATTATGAGGATGAGGACGGTAAGAAGCAGAAGGGTCAGAAGAAAAAATTCCCGAGGGGACGTCTCATCACGATAGCCCCTGATCAGAAGCTGGTACTGCAGGACCTTGAGAATCCTTATTCAGACGCCAAGAAGCCTTATGTCCGGTTCATCGATAATGCTATCGCAGGGGCGTTCTATGGTGAGGGTGAGGTCGAGCCCCTTATGGAGACTCAGCAGCTCCTCAATAAAGCGGGAGCTACCATCCTGGACTGGATGAACATGGTCTCCAATAATGTCTGGGTCCTCGATGATGACTCCGGAGTCCGCCCCAAGGACATCACCAATCAGGTAGGTCTGGTACTGGTGAAGAAGCGCGGATCTGAAGTACGCCGTGAGCAAGCTCCTCCCATGCCCGATCAGGTATTCAAGTTCTTTGATGTACTGAAGAATCTTGCGGATACTCAGTCCGGTGTCCATGATGTCACACAGGGTAGGAAGCCCAGCGGGATCACTGCCGCTGAAGCGATAAGTGAAATGCAGGATGCTGCTCAGACACGTATCAGGCTCAAGGAGAGAAATCTCAATGGTTCTCTCACGCAGGCAGGCTCTATGGTAGTGTCCCGCATGCTCCAGTATTACACGGAGCCTCGTATAGTCCGTATCACTGGTCAGGGTCAGCAGTGGCCTGATTTCTACGAG